CTTGCGAAGGTCATTGTGAGATTAGAAACAACATTGCTTATATTAAAACTATTAAAGAAAAATCAGTACTAAAAAGACATATTTTTAAAGCAATTTCCTGGAGAGCAATTGGTACTATCGATACTATAATTTTAGGATGGGTTATAACAGGTAATCCATTAACAGGATTAAAAATTGGAGTATTAGAAATATTAACTAAAATGACATTATACTTTATTCATGAAAGAATTTGGTATAAATTTGTTAAACTTAAATAATTAAATATATTTATAATAAATACAAAAAAACAATGGCAATACAAGTAACAGGGTTATTTCAAAACCCAGCAACAGGATTGATTTACGAATCTCCTAAATTATTATTAGTACCTCATTTAGAATATGCAGGTGTTATCAACATGGACGTTCATATCGGAGGAAATGGAACAGTTCCTTATTCAAATGTAGACAGAACTACATTAACTTTCAACACAGAAATTACTGATCCATACAATCAATTAATTGATGCTTTGGAAACAATGGCTATTTCTAACTTACAAACTGCTAACCCTATTAACGAACAAGCTACATTTGAAAAAGTAATGTTAGTTAAAGAATCAGCAGTTGAAGAAGAAATAGTTGAAGAAGCTAAAGAAGATAAAAAATAAAATTCTTTAACTTAAGGTTGGAAATTTAAAACAAGTTTATTATATTATGTTATGGAAACAATTAAATTAACACAAGAAGAAATTGATTCATTGAAATCAATTCAAGAAGAAAGCAGTAACTTAACAGTTAGCTTTGGTCAATTAGAAATGGCATTTCAATCATTAAAATTGCAAAAAGAAAATCTAGTTAAAGTATTAGTTAATCTAAAAAACAAAGAAACTGAAATTGGTACTCAGTTGCAAGAAAAATATGGTAATGGTAACATTAACATAGAAACAGGAGAATTCACTAAAGTTAATTAGTGATTTTTAAGTGCTTAGATATTTGCTGTTTAATAATGGTAAGTATCTAAGCATTTTAAGTATTAAAAGGCTCATAACTATATGAGTAAAGTTTATGGAAGTATTAAAAATAAAAATATCAGACATCTATATACTAGATACTGAAATCAATGGCATTTCAAATGAATCTTCTATTATAAAAGGGTTTATTAATGAAAAGATCAGTTTATCTGTTAAATATTGGCTTTTACATTTAAAAAGGCAAATTAAAGATATATTAGATATCGTAAATGAAATAAAAGTAGATTTAGTAAAGATGCACGGTCAAATAGATTCAGACGGTAATTATGTTTTACCTTATTATTTAGATAAGTCTGAAACAGAAATTAATCCTAACTATACTATATTTCAAGAAAAGTTTAATTCTCTTTTAAATGAGGAACGTGAACTTACATATATGCCTATTCAATTTGAAGAAATTCAAAATATACAAACGGAATCAGTATATATTTTTATATTACAAAATTTAATTAAAATAAAATGACACAATCAAAAAAATTATCTAACGAAGAATTAGAAGAATTAAAAAGTATCCAAAACAAGTATTTAGAATTAACGGCTCAGCTAGGCCAAATTCATTTAGAAAAAATTAATTTAACGTTAGCATTATCTGGTATGGATGATGAACTTTCTAAATTACAAGTAGTATTTTTAGAGTTGAAAGAGCAAGAATCTAAAATTCAGCAAGCATTTACTAAAAAATATGGAATGGGTACAGTAAATTTAGAATCTGGAGAATTTATTTCGGAGGTTTGATATTAAGAGAATATAATTATATTTGTAGAGAAATAATCTCTGCATCTTTTTAAAAAATCAATAAAATAAATAATAAATGTCAACAGAAAGAATTATCAGTCCTGGTGTCTTTACCAATGAAAATGACTTATCATTTTTACCTGCCGGTATTGCTGCTATTGGTGCTGCTTTTGTAGGGCCTACATTAAAAGGGCCTGCATTAGTACCAATGCAAGTTACTAGCTATCAAGACTTTCAGGTTATGTTTGGAGGCGAAGATTCGTCACAAACTTACATCCCCTATGCAGTAAAAAACTATCTTAGAAATGCTTCTTCAGCAATGGTAGTTAGAATCTTAGGTGATGGTGGTTGGAGCTTTACAACTTCAACAAACAAATTAGCAGCAGTTGTTTTAGCATCTTCAGGTTCTACAGTTACTTATCAAATTATTTCTGGATTACATCCTGCAAAAAATAATAGTAGTACAAACCTTGATTTAAGAGCGTCTACAGCAGTAAGCGGTAACATTTCTAATAGCTTTATATTAACAGCATCTGGCAGTAATTTAACTGCGAAGACTTATAATGTATCTATTAATCGTCAAAATACAAACTTTATTAGTAAAGTAATCGGAAGTACATCAGATTCAACTAAATTAAGTAATACGTCATATGGTAATGGTATTTATTCATATGTTACATTTGAAAATTTTAGTACTAATATATCTAATGGATATGGAATTACAATTCCAGGCACATCATTAACATCATTAGGAAATCAATCATCTACATATACAACTGCTAATTCATCTTCATATATAGTTGGATCGAATTTATCTGGTACTCCTGGATATTTTTCAAGTAGTTTAGCAGATCAAAATTGGATACGTAATATACCTTTCTGGGCAATAACAATTACTACAGCATCTCTTAAAGCAGTTATGCCTATAGAGTCATTTAATGCATTGACTGGTTCTCCACAATATTTAAACCTTGCGCATGGTACAACATCTAATCCATATACTAATATAGCTGGGTATGATTATTTCCCAACATTAACTACTTATAATGCATCTTCAGGTTCATTTACATATTATCTAAATCAAACATCATTATATTATAATGATACGGTATATAATATTGATTTTACTGGATTTCCTACTTATCCAGGTACTATAACTCCTACGAAAGTAATTTATCCAATAATTTCTGGAAGTACTACACCAGCAACATTTATACCGGCAGTTCAAGTAATTACATCATCATATAGTGTTTATTTTCCTGATTATGATCATGCAGCTACACCTTGGATTTCTTCAGGAGTAATAATTGGTGTAAGTGGTTCTAGAAATACTCAAAACTTATTTAAATTACATCACTTATCTGATGGTAATGACACTAATACAGATATTAAAATTAGCATTACTAACTTAAGAGAATATTCTTCTGGTAGTTATTCTACATTTGATGTATTAGTTAGAAGTTATAGCGATACTGATAACAGGCCTAATATCTTAGAACAATATAGAGCTGTAAATTTAAACCCTGATAGCCCGCAGTATATTGCTCGTGTAATTGGAGATAAGTATAAACAATTTGACACTTCTACTAATAAAATAGTTGAGTATGGTAACTATAATAATATATCTAAGTATATTAGAGTAGAAATGGATCCAACAGTTGATTCTAAAGCAGTAAGCGAGACTTTATCACCTAGAGGATATAGAAAACTAAAACAAACATTTATTGGATTTACAGATGCTAATATGCCAGCAGGATCATATGTAATAAGTCAAAATGATTCTAATAATTCATTTGTATCTAGCAAATTCTTAGGATGGGACTTTGGTGCAATTGATAATTCTAATTATCTAAAAGCAATCCCAGTAACCGGATCAGCAACAGGACCTGCAATTGATTCAATCAATCCAGATTTTAATGTTGATAATCTAATAATGCCTCTTAACTCTGGATTAGCCTATACAGGTTCATTATCTGCAAGAGTTGATATAAGTGGCGTAACAGGGCCTACACCTACAAATGTACAATTTACAGTACCTTTGCAAGGTGGTTCAGATGGTATGTCTCCTGTAAAAAGAAAATTAGCAGGTGCTGATATTACGGCAGACAATTCATTTGGATATGATTTATCAACAGCAACTTCAGTAGGAGCAGTTAAATATACAGATGCATTTGATATTTTAGCAAATCAAGACGAATATGATATTAATGGTATTTATGCACCAGGCGTAATTAAAAGATTACACCCATATGTTGCACAATATTTAATTTCAACAGTTGAAGATCGTCAAGATGCATTTACTATTATCGACGTTGGCGCTAAAGACGATAGCATTGCATCAGTAGTAAATCAAGTAACTGATTTAGATAGCAATTATGCTGCTACATATTATCCTTGGATGCAAGTATTAGATTCTTCTATTAATAAGCCAATTTGGGTTCCACCAAGTGTATTAATGCCAGGAATTTTAGCTTATAATGATTCAGTTTCAGCAGAATGGTATGCACCAGCAGGTTTAAATAGAGGCGGTATTACAGATGCTATAAATGTAACTACAAAATTAAGTCATTCTGAAAGAGATGTATTATATGAAAGTAGTATTAATCCAATTGCTTCTTTCCCTGGTCAAGGAATTTGTGCTTGGGGTCAAAAGACTTTACAACAAAGACCTAGTGCATTAGATAGAATCAGTGTAAGAAGATTATTAATTACAGTTAAGAAATATATCGCATCTACTTCTAGATACTTAGTATTTGAACAAAATACAGCTGCTACAAGAAATAGATTTTTAAGTATAGTTAATCCTTATTTAGAATCAATTCAACAGCGTCAAGGTTTATATGCGTTTAGAGTAGTAATGGATGACACTAATAATACTCCGTCAGTAATTGATAGAAATTTATTAGTTGGTGACATTTATTTACAACCTTCTAAGACTGCGGAATTTATAGTTATTAATTTTAACTTAACTCCGACAGGAATGGAACTTCCAGCATAGTTAATAAAATAACTTTCGATTTTATAAAACAGCTCTATATATAAAAATATAGGGCTGTTTTTTTGTTTATATAATATTTATAATAAAAATCAATGGCAAAGAAACAAGATAAAAAATCTTCATCTAGTGTACGCATATTTTTAAAGAAAGCAAAAAGAAAACGTCGTGGAATTGTTTCGAAAAAACGTTCTAGCAAAAATAAAAAATCAAAACATTATAAAAAGGTATATAGAGGACAAGGAAAATGAAACCCGCAGAATTACTCTTAGAAAATTTAATAAAAGAATGTCTTGAAGAAGTAGAATCAGAAAAGACAATGTGCAATGAATGTGCCATTAAATTTCTTCAAGAGCTTAAAGCCAATCCTATATTAGGAGAAGCTGAATATAAAGGAAGAAAAGTAAAATTAGGTAAACCATTTTTAACTCCAGGCGGTCCTAAAAAACGTTCTGTATATGTAAAGAATGATAAAGGTAACGTAGTTAAAGTTAACTTTGGCGACCCTAACATGAGAATCAAGAAAAACATTCCTGCTAGAAGAAAATCATTTAGAGCACGTCATAAGTGTGATACTGCAAAAGACAGGACTAGTGCACGTTATTGGAGCTGCAAAGCTTGGTAATAATTAACAATACATATAAATAAAATATTATGCCATATTCATATCATAAAGAAGGCGACAAATATGTCGTTACAAAAAAAGATACCGGTAAAGTTGTCGGGCGTACTAAAGGTACAAAAGAAGCATTAAAAAAATACTTAGCAGCATTACATATAAATGCTAACGAAGGTAAAACTAATGAAGTAGATTATGGTCAAGCTTTATTTAACAGATTGAAACCAAAAGATTCTGAGTTAGAAGAAATTGTTAATATCTTAATCCAAGACCCTAAAATAGCTAATGCCCCTGATCAAGCTTCCTTTAAAGAAAATTTAGAACGCTATATTAAATTTAATGGTGATAGAGATCCTATTGGACAAGCAGCAGTAAGAGCTTTAAATTATAGAACCACTGGAGATAGATATGGTAATGGATTTACTAGAATATTTGATATGTTAATAAATAAGAAGAATTTACCAGAAGCTAAATCAAATACTATGAAAAAATCAGAGCTAACTAAAATGATTCAAGAAGTCATTAAAGAAGTAATAAACGAATATTCAGTTTATCAGGGTGACGTCAGTAAAATGAAACCTAAACCAACCCCAAAAGAAGGTGAAGTATATTTAAAAGATTTAAAACCAGGTGATAAATTTAAACCTTTAAAAAGTGATTTAGAATATATAGTAGTAACTCCTGAAAATGGAATTCGTGGAGTAGGAGTAAAACATGTTGATGGAACTGGTAATATGAATTTTAGAGGGGATGTTATAGTAAAAGTAATATCAGAACAATCGACTAATAAAGAAGGATGGTTAGTAAAATCAAACGAAGATGATACAAAATATATAGTAGTACATACATCTAAAGTCGATAATAAAAGTAATAGAATTAGTCAAATTTATAAAGATAAAAAATTAGCCGATAAAAGAGCAAATGACCTTAATAAAAAACCAGGATTTAATAAATACGAAGAAATAGTAAGTAAAAGCGAGACGGAAACATCAATGAATGAAGCATCAATGTTAGATAAGTATGAAGTTGATTTTTTCCATACTAAAGCTAATGTATATGCTAATATAGAAATACCTAGTGAAAATCCAACATTTGAAGATGATATTCAAATAAAAGGAACAGGTAAAACTGAAGAAGAAGCATTTGAAGATTTAAAACAAAATTACGAAAAATATAAGAAAACAGGAATAAATGAAGCTAAAAAAGAAGATGCCGTTGATACAATTACAATGGATATTCCTTTATTTCTTCGTATGTTGGAATATTCAAGAGAAGATGCCTCTCAAGACATGGATTTACATGATGTAACGGAAAAAGCAAATAAATTAGGTAAAGAAAGAGGTATTTTATCTATGGAAGATTATGAAGAAATTATAGGTGCTGCCGAAGATATTAATGAACTTTCAGATTATTTTAAACGTAGAAAAGCTCAAGACGATTACGCTGTTAATAAAAAATTAAGGAAATCATTAACCGATGAAACAAACGAATCAGTAGATTATGATACAGCAGTAGCTTATCGTTTAATTACATCTGGTAACAGAGAAGAAGTAATGGCAAAAGTTCAAGGATTAATAGATAACTTAACAACAGGCAAAAGCAGTAAGTTTCAAGAAGTAAAAGTAACAATGATACCGTCAAAAGGAAATCCTAATGATATTATTCTTAAGTTAAATGGTCCTGGAGCATTTTCAATGTCTAAAGATATTAAAGCACGTCCTGAGTTAAAAGGCGTTAAAGTATCTACTTACAAGCCTCAATTAACTAAAATATAATACATGTATAGTTATACTATAACGAACAGTTATCTTGTGCCATGGAAAGTATATTAAACATTGTATCTAGCTCATTACCGGCGTTCTTAACCGGTGTATTAGGCCCGATTTTAATATTGGTCATCCGTCATTATCTTACGGAGCAGAAAAAAGAAAAAGATCCTATTAAAGACGCTGCGGTAAGCGGTGAAGTAATTTGTAAAATATTAGATCAAATATTAGATGAAACTGGTTTAGATCGTGTATGGATTACTCAATTTCATAACGGAGGACATTTTTATCCTACAGGAAAATCTATTCAAAAATTTTCTATGATATATGAATCTGTAAGTACAAATGCTGATTCAATTCGTCATAACTTTCAAAATATACCGATAAATTTATTTAGTAAATCAATTAACAGGCTTTTAGATTACGGAAGAATTACTATTGTAGATTATAAAGACGAAGAAATACCTACTTACGGATTACGTTATTTGGCGGAAGAAACAAATTGTAAATCTTCGTATATGTTTGCTCTTAAAAACATTAACGGAAAAATGATCGGTGTTCTTTCGGTTGAAGCAACGAGACGTAAAAAAGATTTAAGTGACGATGTATATAATAATATAAACGCTCATGCAGCACAAATAGCTATTTTATTAGATACGTATTTACGAAAAAAATAAAATATTAGTTTTTAACGAGACATAATAATTATAATAAATAACAAAATTAAACATATAAAAATATGCCAGAAATATTAGACCCTAGCGAAATAATGTTCCAGAGCTGGGAACCAAAACAAACTAATAGATTCTTTATGTATATTGAAGGTATTCCTTCTTTTATTATTAAAGCAGCCGGAAGGCCTCAATTAACATCTAATATAACAGTATTAGATCATATCAACGTAGATAGAAAAGTAAAAGGTAAATCTCGTTGGCAAGATCTAACTATTACCTTATACGATCCAATTGTACCTTCAGGTGCTCAAGCCGTAATGGAATGGATTCGTTTAGGACATGAATCTGTTACAGGTCGTGATGGTTACAGCGATTTTTATAAAAAGGATATTACATTTAATATGTTAGGACCTGTAGGTGATAAAGTAGAAGAATGGGTATTAAAAGGAGCTTGGTGCTCAGATGCTAACTTTAATGAAATGGATTGGGCAAATGACGGAGAAGCTGTGACTATTTCAGTTACCGTTACCTATGATTACGCTATATTAAACTATTAATTTTTATTAACTAATTTAAAAATAGCAAAATCATTAGGAATTTTGAGATTTTTCTCTTATCTTTTAAATTAAAATACTTATCATAATGAAAAAACAAATATTAAACGAAAAGTTCTCAAGAATGCAAAAATTAGCAGGTCTTCTTAAGGAAGGATATGCTTGGGAACGTAAAGCAGGTAAGCCATTACCAACCATTCAAGAAGTAATGGATGAATACGAAGCTAAGAAAGAAACAAAAGAGCCAGTACAAGAAATAGATGCCGAAGGATATTCTCGTATGGATGGATTAGTAAGTCAATCAGATATAAATTCTTTAGTTAGTGCAGCGTCAAATATTATTCGT